AGGTACTGGATATGCTCTAAATAACACTTTTATGTATAATACAAATAGTGGTAATGGAGATTGTGGATCATTGCTAGTCCTTCAAGATGGAAACTATGAGAATAGAGTATTCTGTGGTATGCATGTTGCAGGAGGCACTAATTTTGGTGTATCATGCTCTTATGATCAAGAATCATTGCGTGAAACTATAGATGCCACTTATGGCAAACAAGAAGTTTTTGAGAAAATGGAACATCCACCATATTTGGAACAACCAACTTTAGTTCCACAATCTGGTTTGATTCCTCGTTATAAAATTTCACCATCTTTCTTTAGAGCAAGTCCGTCCAGGTCCAATCTACAAAAGTCTAAGTTTCATAGTAAACTTCCCGGCAGTTATGCCTCGGTAGGTACACTACCCGCCAAATTAAGAAGTTTTACTAATAAAGACGGTGTCGTTATAGACCCAGGATTATTATCTTTCTCTAAATATAGTTTGATTCCCCCACCTATTGATGTGGATAAAGTGGATCAAGCTATCAATTCATACGAAAATTTACTTATATCACATTCAAAAATTAAAACCAGCGAACGTGGCATATATGATTTAGAAACGGTTTTACATCACTTTGAGAATTTGAATAGTATTGCTTCTAGCACTAGTTCAGGTTTTCCAATGAGTAATAATGATAAGACAAATTTTAAGAAAATTTACTATCAAGCTATGCAGGATGGTAACGCTGAGGCTTCGCAAGCAGCGTTAGCTTCTTTAAGAAAGGAGTATGATCGTGTAGTTGATATGTATAAGTCCAATATCAGACCATTCTTCGCTTATAAACAATGTTTAAAGGATGAAACCTTACCTAGAGAAAAAGTTATAATAGGAAAAACTCGCTTATTTAGTGCTTGTCCTTTTGTACTTTTATGTCTATTTAGGTCTTATTTTGGAGCGTTTATTAGTGATTATTTTTCTATGAATTTAAATATCGGATCCGCGGTAGGAGTCAATCCATACGGTTCTGATTGGGATTCACTAGCTAGAAGATTATTGAAATTTTCAGATCATTCAAGCGAATCAGTTATTGCAGCTGGTGACCAAGGTCAATTTGATGCTAGACAGTGGCCCGTAATTCACAATGCTATAGAAGAGATGATTAACA